GCGAACGTAACTTACGTTCCTGTGAGTTTAGGCGGTATGCCAACNACTATCACNATNACCATGAAAGACGGCTCAACCGTTGTTGTAACCATTCCAAATGGGTACACAGCNTCGCAATATATACAGGCNTTGAGGATATCNGGAGGGGTTTTCAGCCAGTCAGCNGTAGACCCAGGCACAGGGGCTCAGTGGTGGCCTTATCGGGCATGGCAGAAAGCATTAACCAGCTAAGATTCTAGGGGGATAAATGGCAGCACCAGTCACAGTCACAGTCACGATGCAGGATGGAAGCACTACGGTAGCATTGAAGATCCCTAACATCTTTTCAGCCTCCCAATTTGTCTATTTCCTGCAGTCGCAAGGTGGAACCTGGGATGCGACTAACCCAGACACAACCGCGGGAGCGACTTGGTGGCCTTATCCCTACTTCAAGAAGGCGGTTACGAGTTGATTCAGCCGCGGAACGACAGAATCCTCATTGAACTACTTGAAGAGGAGCAAAAAGGGCTGGTACTGCTCACCAATCCCGACAAGAGCATAAAAGGGAAGGTTGTAGCAGTCGGGCCCAAGGTAGATACAGCCAAAATTGGGGATTTGGTGCTGTTCAATTCTAAGTGGAACGACTTTGCCGGCGACTACTACAGTGATTTGCCGCTGGGAGCCGATAAGAGGCTGCATCTGATTCAAGAAGCTGACATTTTAGCAATCGTCAATGGCTGAAAACTTCGATAGTTTCCTAGAAGAAGCTCTGAAGCGTTTCAACTGTGCTGCAGAGGCTGAGTCCGAGATCCGCGCTAAGTGTCTGGATGACCTGAAATTCTCTACTGGCGACCAATGGGATGCCACAGTACGCACCAGGAGAGAGCGCAAGAACAAACCCTGCCTCACGATGGACCAGATGCAGCAATCTACCCGGATTGTCTGCAACCAGTACCGTCAGCAGAAGCCGGCAATCGAAGTCAACCCGATAGGTGATGAGTCAGACGTTAAAACCGCTGAAATCCTGCAAGGCACGATTCGTCACATCGAGGTAAACAGCGATGCGGACGTTGCTTATGAAAATGCACATGAATTTGTGGTGCGCATTGGGTTTGGCTCTTGGCGCATTGTGTCTGATTACGCAGACGATGAGACAGAAGAGCAGGAAATCTACATTCGCAAGATCCGCAACCCATTTACGGTCTATTGGCAACCAGGGGTTGAGCAAGAGGACGCCAAGTGGTGCTTCATCGTCCAAGACGTTCCAATTGATACCTACAAAGAGGATTACCAATATTCAGAGCTAGCCAAGATGTCTCTGGAGCTTATGAGATCCATAGGCGATTCGAGCCCGGAATGGTTGAACAAGGAGACAATACGAGTAGCCGAATACTTCACTGTCACCGAGACAAAGGCCAAGGGCAAGCGAACCAAAAAGAAGGTCAAGTGGTACAAATTCAACGCCATTGAGATTCTGGATGAACAGGACTTGCCCGGTACCTCCATTCCTGTTTTTACGTCCTATGGGGATGACATTGATGTAGATGGGAAGCGGTATCTAGCTGGACTTATCCGCAACGGCAAAGACCCCCAAAGATTCAGGAACTTCATGGTATCAGCCGCGGCTCAGACCGTTCTATTGGCTCCTGACGCTCCTTGGTTGACGGTAGCTGGCTCGACTTCGGGCTTTGAGGGTCTATGGAACCAAGCCAATACCGGGGATGTGCAAGTCCTCTACTACAACCAACTGGACGTAGGAGGGAAGCCCGCACCAGCGCCGACAAGAAACACTACAGAGCCACCTATCCAAGCTGTTCAGTTGCTTGTCAATCAAGCCGCGCAAGACTTGAAAGCAGCTCTTGGCATCTATGATCCATCTCTAGGGCAAAGGAAGGGAGATGAATCGGGTAAGGCCATCGAGAGATTACAACAGCAGGGCTCGATGGCCACCCTAAACTACTCCGACAACATGGCTAGGACCATGAGACGGTGCGGNAAGNTACTTCTNGAGTGGATTCGNGACAAGTACGATGTACCCAAGATCCGCNGAATCATCNATCCAGATGGAACGGTNAGTCAAGTNATTACCCACAACGGCCCAGANCAGAAGTCAGCCGCAGAACAGCTGCAAACCGACCAAATCAAGAAGATTTACGACATTGGAACTGGCCGGTACGATGTGACTATCTCAGTCGGCCCGAGCTATCAGACCAAGAGACAAGAAGCGGTTGCGACTCAGTTGGACCTAGTAGGGAAACTGCCTCCCCAAGTTGCACAGAACATCCTAGATTTGGTAGTCCGCAACATGGACATTCCGCAGTCCAGCGAAATAGCCGACAGGCTGAAAAGAATGATACCTCCTCAGATTGTGGGCGGGGATGATGACGACCCACAGGTACAGATGCAGAAAATGCAGGCTACTTTGAAGGAAATGAGCCAGCAGCATGAACTTCTGACCAAGGCTCTCCAAGAAGCCCAGAAGGTCATTGAAACCAAGCAAGTAGAGCAGCAGGGCAAGGTCCAGATTACCCAGGTCCAAGAGCAATCCAAGCAAATGATCGTCAAGATGCAGGAAACCACGAAGCTAGCCGTAGCTCAAATCAACGCCAGCAAGGACTTGGACAAGACCTTCGCTCAAGCAGAAATCGACAGATACGACTTGCTACATGGCGCGGCCCACGAATTGGCTTTGCAGAACGACCAGCAAGCCCATGAAAGAGAACAGGCAATGCAACAGCAAGCAGCAGCGGCACAGAGTCAACAGGCCGACCAAGCCCATGAAGCGGACATGACGGCAGCAGGCCAGCAGCACGAAGCGGAAATGGCAGCAGCGGCACAGCAAGGAGAAAACGGAAATGGCTGAAGTAGAAACGAAAGAACTCTCAATCGACAGCGAAGAAGTATCAATGCAGGAGTACAAGAAGGCTCGCTCTGAAGGGGTAACAACCATTGAGCGTCCCGTTGAGCCTGCTGAGGAAAAAGTTGAAGAGAAAGAGCCGGAAGTAGCCGAAGAAACGAAGCCAGAGGACAAGCCCAAGGTAAAAGGCGGATTCCAGAAGCGCATTGACCGTCTAATCAGGGAAAAAGAGCAGGAACGCGAGGCCAGAGAGAGAGTCGAAGCCCGCTTGAAGGAATTGGAGTCCAAGAGCGGCAAAGCAGAAGAAAAGCCAGCTCCAAAGAACGATGGCCGGCCCAATCAAGACGATTTCAAGACCTACGAAGAGTACATGGAAGCCATCACCGACTGGAAGGTAGACCAGAAGCTGAAAGCCCAAGCGGAACAAGCCGAAAGGGAAGCAGAGCAAGAGACTGTGGCTGAGATTCTTGAAACCTATAAGGAGCGGGTAACTGCAGCCAAGGCTAAATATGAGGATTTTGATGACGTGGTGAACGACTCGGTAAAGAGTCCCTGGCCGGAGAACAACCCCACCAAGATGGATCTGGCAGCCGCCGATGCTTTCCGTACTGCAGTATTCGAGGATGAGAACGCCGGTGAGATTCAGTACTGGTATGGAAAGCACCCAGAGGAATTTCTTAAGCTAGGCGGGCTCACTCCGGCTCAAGTAGTCAAAGCAGTAGCTCGTCTCAGCGACAAGCTAGGCCCAGCAGAAACCGAAGAGAAGGAAGAGACTGAGGAAGTTGAAGAGAAGCCGGCCAAGATTGTGAGTAAGTCAGCTCCTCCAATCAAGCCTGTATCTGGTGGAAACACGAAATCCAGCGTCTCACTCGATCAGATGGACATGGCCGCTTATAGGAAAGCTCGAGCGGCTGGGCGTATACGCTAAAGTTTAGGCTCTGAGTCACCTGTACTGACTCTGGGTAGTAGAAGCAAGCATTCCGGGGTTGCCCCAACAGGGTAGCCAGAAACTCCTGCTGAATCGGAAACGGCAGAAATGTAGTTGCGTTTCCAAAATTCAAAAGGAGGAATATGTCGAATACCCTGTTGACAATCGGCATGGTTACTAGGGAAACCCTCATGGTTCTCTATAACCAGCTGACTTTCACGCTTTGCGTTAACCGAGAATATGACGATCAGTTTGCAAAAGCTGGCGCAAAAATCGGAAACGTTCTCAACGTCCGCAAGCCTGTCCGTTTTCAACCTACATCGGGGCAAGGCTTGATTCTGCAGGATCTGACTGAAACGACTGTGCCGGTAGTGCTGAACAAGCAGTACCAGCGGTCTTTCGCGGTCACTTCTGCTGATTTGGCCTTGAATATCGACGATTTCAGCAAGCGATTCATCCGTCCGGCCATGATTTCAATGGCNAANGAAATCGACTTCGANGGTTTGGGCCAGTACATCAACATNGCNAACGAAGTGGGTACGCCTGGGACNGTTCCTAACACTACGGCGACTTATCTNTCNGCNGGNGTGAAGCTCGACAACGAAGCAGCTCCTATGGAGGATCGTAATATCGTCATTTCTCCGCAAATGGAAGCGACGATCATTAACGCCCTTCAGGGACTCTTCAATCCCCAAGTCACTATTTCGGAGCAGTACCGCAAGGGCATGATGACCAAGAATACCTTGCGTGCCGATTGGTACATGGACCAGAACGTCCGGGTTCAGACGGTCGGGCCTCTTGGTGGTACGCCTCTAGCTAACGCGGCTGTAGCACAGACCGGTGCATCCATCATTACGGACGGCTGGACGGCTGCGGCAGCGTTAAGG